GGAAGCGTTTGCCCCGGGCGCACTTCTGAACTCTCTATTTCGGAAGCCCTACGCTTCAGAAACAGTCCCGTCAATCACCTTATTGCACTTTACCGTTCAGAATCATATTTTTATTTTATTTTGCTTAGCAAGAATCTTAAAAACTGTCTCGCCTGATCCGGAAGAACCGGCACAGAGTATCAAGCCCAAGACGCAGGTTATGCAGGTCCGCAGGAGACCAGCGCAGCGCCTCGACATCGTGGCAGACAAGGATGTGCACCAGCACGCTGGGACGCCGTCCAGCCCTGCCGGTGGCGTCCTGATCACAGCCCCGCAGCATGAGCGCTGCGCCTGCTGCCTGGCGCCGGATCTTGTCGACCAGCTCGGGATCAGGATCGGGCGCACCGCCCCCAAAGATCCCTTCGTTGATGAGCAGACCCGTGACCGAACGCGGCTGGTCGATGGGCAATCCCATGACCGCATTGTGGCGCGCCATGAGCTCTCCATAGAGCTCGCCGGCTGCATACTGATCGGGAGTGATCTTGCCGGCGAAGGAAAGCCGCCCAAGCGCTGTACCGAGCCGTTCATCCCGGGCCTGCTTGGCACCGATCCCGTAGTGCCGCTGCCGGGCGTCGAGTGCCGTCCCCATGATATCGCTCTGGCTTTCAGCCCGTCGCGGCTGCACCAGCTTGCCGGACGGGTGGCGCTTGCCCGTCTTGCGTTTACGCCCCCTTGCCACGGCCGCCTCCGTAGAGCCGCTCGCCAATCGCCAGGATTGCTTCGCGCTCCATGCTGGTAAGCCGCTGATCGCTGACCGAGATCGCAAGGATGCCACTACGCCAACCATCGCGGCGTAGCTGCTCGCCATCCCGCTGAGTGCCGTGGCTGTAAATCCGGGAGGTCATGCTCATCAGCGCACCTCCCTGAGCAGCGCGGCATAGCCAATGACATCGACGATGCTGTCGGTGTGGCGGGGATCATAGGCCACACGTGTCAGCTTGAGATCGATCATGCACAGGACGACCTGGTCAGCGGTTACTGGTGTTCCGAGCGTGATTGACCAGCGCTCAGCGATAGCTTTGAACTGTTCGGCAGCGTCACCGTAATCGTCACGGCGTTCTTCGAGCACCTTGGCGGTGTGACCGAGAATGGACCAGGTGGTCACCGCACACCTCCCCGGGTCTCGATGGCCCAGAGCAGGATGGCGAGCGCGTCGGCCTCGTTGTCGTCCAGCGGGGCATAGCCGCGCTGGCGGACCGCATCGATCACCGCAGCCTTGTCGGCATTGCCCTTGCCGGTGGCAAAGCGCTTGATGGTCCCGACTGGTACACCCTGGTAGGCGACCAGCCGATCCTCACACCACGCGCTCAGAACAGCGAGCAGACCTCCATGGACCTGAGCGGAATCGTTGCTGACGTGCCGGCGGACTTCCTCGAAGTAGACCGCCCCGATTGGCCCGGCGTCCTCGTCGATCTGCTCAAGCCAGCGCTGGAAGCGCAGGTAGCGCATTCCGCCGCCATCATAGCGGCTGTTCTTGAACGATACCGTTCCGCTGGCGATGTAGCCGTCCGTGCCCTCCAGGGCCCAGCCGGTCGTCGTGGCGATGTCGAGTGCAAGGGTCGCGCCGCGCATCCGGCCTGCAGCTGCAGATCCGAGGGGCACGCGCGCATCCGATCCAGCGGATGCGGCAGGGGCTGTCTGGTTCAAAGCAATCCTCCGTTTTCGAGGATCGCCGCGTCAGGGGCCTTCTACCGCGCGCTATGGGTGCCGGGAAATAGGACGGCTCCCACAAATGATTTGGTTCAATGAGTTTTTGAACTTTGGAGCTTTTGCTCAAGCCCCAGAAATGTCAGATTTCTGCGGGTTTGGGATATTTGTTCAATACTTCAATATATATATATGGGTAAGATATCTCTCTCCCTTACCCCTCCCCCCTCTTCGCGCGCGCGAGGAACAAATGATTTTTTGAACAAATGCCAAAAACCCCCAGAAGTCTGCGAACTTTGGGTGATTGAACTTTATCATTGAACAATTGCCGGCCTTGACCAAATAGCCAAGCGCTGCACCCGAAAACTTCCTGATCGGTAAGAAAAATAGGTGCAGCATCCCGATAAGACAAGATTCTTCCCGAACGGGAAGAAAGTGCCTTGAAGTTCGGACATTCATGTGCAATCTTCCCGAACGGGAAGTAATCATGATTGAAAACGCACTTCAGTTCGGCACCGCTGTCGCCTCCGCCCGCAAGGCCTTAGGGCTCACACAGCGGGAGTTGGCGCTTGCCATAAACAGTGGTGAGCGCTTCATTGTCGACTTGGAAGCAGGTAAGCCCACTGCCCAACTGGGCAAGGCGTTAGCTGCTGCTCAGGCAGTGGGTCTACGCCTCGTCGCCACGGGCGGTTCACAAGGCTGATCGTGGAACTCCCGATCCTCTACGAAGACCACGCGGTCGCAACGATCAGCGCAGATCGGCATACAACGCGCCTCGTCTATGCCGATGCCTGGCGTAATTCACCCGACAGCTTCCCGGTTTCGCTAACGATGCCGATCCGCCCGGAACCGTATGATGGCGAACTGGTCCTTCCCTGGCTAATGAACCTCCTACCGGAGGGTGAGCCACTACGCGCCATGACACGGGCGCTTGGAGCGGCGCCCGAAGACGCGCTCGGCCTGATAGCGCAAACCGGTAATGACTTGGCTGGCGCACTCAACATTGTTCCGCAGCAGCCTAATGGCGCGCCGGGCTATCGTCCAATTCCAGACGCAGAAGCGTTGGAACGGATCCTCAACGAACTGCCATCGCGTCCATTCCTGATCGGCGAAGACGGCGTCTCGATGAGCCTTGCCGGTGCGCAGGACAAGTTACCCGTCGCCCTGATCGACGGGCAGATTGCCGTGCCCGTTAATGGCGCACCCTCCACCCACATTCTCAAGCCCGACAATCCGCGTCTGCCCGGCAGTGTCCAGAATGAGGCGCTATGCATGGTCCTCGCCCGGCGTATGAACCTCAATGTCGCCCCGGTCACAGCCGGCGTCGCCGGGGCACGAAGCTACCTTCTGGTCTCCCGCTATGATCGGATCGGCACCGCAGGCAAGGTCCAGCGCCTCCACCAAGAGGACTTCTGCCAGGCACTCGGCTACCCTCCCGCTGCAAAGTACGAATTCAATGGGACCGGCTCACGCGGACCTTCGATCGCCGACATGTTCATGCTCGTCCGCCAGCACATGACCGCGCGCGACATAACCCGCCTCCTCGACGCCGTCATCTTCAACGTGGCCATCGGCAACGTCGATTCCCATGCGAAGAATTACTCGATCCTCCTGGGTCCCAGCTCCCCGCGACTGGCCCCGCTCTACGACCTCATGTCCGGACTTGCCTGGGCAAACATCACTCAGAACCATGCCCAGGCCATCGGGGGGCAGCGACGAGGTCGCCACATCTACGGCCGCCACTGGCGCCGCATGGCCGAATCTGCCGGGCTCGCTGCACGCGGAACGATCCAGCGCATCGAAAAAGTGACAACAAAACTGCTACGCGAGCTGCCGGCCGCCGTAGAAGAAGTTGCCGCTCTGCCCACAGGGGCAAACATGCTCGACATTTTCGCCAAAGAGATCGCTGAGCGCGCAACCGAGGTCAGGGCGCATGCCGCGCAGGAAGGCGTTCCAGACGCCGGTGAAGCGCAAACCGACAAGTCTCCTGCAATCGGAGCTAGTGCTTATTCCGCAGACGGAACAAACTGAGACGGTTCTATTGTCGCCTGATCGAGCCAGAGCGCTGGACGCCGTCATCGGCGACAATGCGGGTCTAAGCTGATCTGCCATTTCATACCGGATAATTGGAAGTCAACGACCGGATAATTTGGAATCAGAACCCTGGAATTTGGAAGTTTGGGGCACTCATGGGCTGCCCCTGAGCCTCCCAAAGCCATGGCAGGATATGTAAGGAAAACCCCGTTTCCTTTGCACATTCACCCGATCTGCAAAGGAATATCTGCTTCCTTTACAGGTTCGCCCAATCCCTCGGCATTATGGCGCTGCTCAAACGCACCGCACCAGTCTTCCTCATCGACCACCGGGAAGACCGTGTGGGATGCAACCTGCGGTATCGGCTCGGCGGAATGGGCTGACATGTCCCATTCAAATGGCAAAACCACGGGCGGGTTACGGCGACACTGCCCCAGGCCCGGTCGATAGGCGAATGAGTAAAAACGGCACGCGGAGCAAATCTCTTCAGTCATTTTTCGTCCTTTCACGCGATATCAAAATAGATGGTGCGGGGCCGCCCGCGCTCTCCAGCAGGTTGCGGAAAGACCTGGCCGCGGATCATCCCGGCCTCCTCCAGATGGGCTACGACGTCGGCACGCTTACGACGGTCTAGGAACTGGCTCTTGCGGCTGAGCTCCTTGCCATCGATCCCCGCACTTCCAGCATCTGCGATCACTTTGTGAACCCGCTTGACCAGAGCTTCATACTCATTGTCGGCAACCCGCTCCTTCACCGCCTGCATCAGGGTCTGCACGCTCCGGCTTGCGATCCCCATGCCCCAGTCGAGGTCTGCTGCCGTGATCTGCGGGCTGCCCGGATTGTCGGTGATCGCCTTGATCAGCGCGACCTTCGCCGCATTCTCGGCAAGCCGCGCGATGATGCCGGTCAAATGGGTGCCCTGGTGCCGGCGCAGCATGTCGATCTGCTCCTCGCGCATAGCCCGAGCCCGGGCTTCCGCCTGCGGCGTTGAATAAGGCACCGTCCAGGGCTTCGGGATCGCGGACGCCGCATTGCCCAGCGGGAAAGGCGTCGAGCCATCAGCCCCCTTCGCCACCGCCTCCATCAACGCCACCAGATCGGCAGGCGGTTCGTTCGAGATCAGATCATGCTGCGGATCAGGGTAGTGGTTCTCACTCTCGAAGATCAGCATGCGCGCCAGGCTGCCATCGATCACGTTGTCGCTGGAGAGCGAACCCCAGAACACACCCGGCGTCGTCACCCCAAACAGACACAGGCACGGCTGCTCGATGACCTCGCGCGGCTTCTCCTTGTCGTTGGCATAGGCAATGCCGAGGAAGGTGCTGTCAGCCAGGCTGTAAAACTCGGTCAGGTTATCGATGATCTCGGTGAGGTGCTTGGGCGCGCGTTTGCGGTCGGCGGCCGAGGAAATCAGGAACCCGACCTCATCAAGCGGGAAGTAGATCGATGGGTTGCGCGTAATCGCGGTCAGAAGCCCAGCGCCTGAGGCGATCTTTGACGAACCCACATGGTTGGCGAGCCCTGCGGCAATCATCAGCCGGGTTGAGGCACGCAAAGGATGGTCCTTGCCGCCGCCGGAGTCTGCAATGCCAATCGCATAGAGATTGGTGCGCAGGTTCGTCGGCCCGGCATAGCGCCGGCCGGCAGCTGCCCCGAACATGGCAAGCCCTGCCCCCAGCGTCAGCCACGGCTGCGGCGAAGGCGCCGAGGCACAGATGTGGGCCACGAACTGTGCCAGCGCGCCATCGCCAAGATCACGTTGCCAGCCCGGTATGCCGATCATCGGCATCGGTTGTTCATGATCAAGGCCATGGCCATGGTCATGCTGGTGATGATGATCATGGCCATGCTCGTCGCGCAGCGTGGCCGGCACCATGACGTGGCGGACCTTAGCCTTCTCGTTGGCGACAAACATGGCGAAGTCGGCGTAGGACATGATCGGCGCGTGCAGTGTCACGCCCTCGGGCGGACTGTCCTGGCGCACCAACTGGATCGCGCGTGCGGCAGCGCGGCGCGGATCGCGCTGGTCGAGGAAGTGGCCAGAGACTGCATTGGCCGGATTGAGCAGCACGCCCACAATCTGAGCGTCAGCATAACCCGCGTTGGCCATCAGCCGGGCTACCGCCAACCCGTCACCGGAGCGATCCTGCCCGGGCGGAGCTTCGATAGCGAGGCGCAGCGGATCGAGCACGCTGAGCGCAAGTTCATCCGGTGTCAGCAGCGCGACATCGGCCGGAAGCGTGGGGGACGCGCGCGCAGTGCCTGGTTCCGGTGTGCGCGCTGGCGGAAAGCTCGCGGCCAAATCTTCTGGCGGATAGGATATCCCGTCATCCGCCATGGCCCAGCCTGCAAGCCGCGGGGTGCGACCTCGTGCCACCTTGCGCTTGTCAGGATAGTTCACCGATCCCGGCACCCGCATCAGCCGGTCGATATTCTGACAAGCATCCGCCTCGAACCAGTCGCGCACTTGCAGGTTGATCGCCTCGATGCTGGCAAGGTTGGCGCACGGGGCTTCAAGCCGCCAGAAGGCCTGAAGCCCGCCACCGGAATCGATGATGAAACTCGGCGGGCAGACAATCTCCTGCAGCGCTGCGGTGATCTCCGCTCTGTCGAACGCCCCTCCAGACTTGGGCGGATCGATATCGACATGCACAAAGCGTGCGGCGCGTATGTCATACTTGGCAGGCTTTTTGTTCAGCCCGGTCGCAACCCGGTTCACTGTCCAGTAGATGTTGAACCCGTTGGCATTGGCCTTTTCGGCATCGGCCAATGCCTCCTCGACGCGCTCGCCAAAATCGCGTCCATGCACGCCCACCCCGTTGGGATGGATGTAGACGAGGTGGATCTGATCAAGGCTCTCGAACAGGGACCGGGCAATATCAGGATCAAAGGCGAGCGATGCCATCAGAACGGCACCTCGTTTTCCCAGATCTTGCGCACCTCAGTGCAGATGCTGGCGTATACGTGGGCGAGGAAGCCCAGCCATTCGGCCTCACTCATCTGCGCAAGATCGGTTTTGCCGAGCGCGTCGAGCCATTCCCCGATCGCGGGGCTGGCGGTGTTTACGGCGCGCTTTTCATCAACGTTCAACTGCATTTTTCCGCGCCTTTTGGTCGGGATATCAAGGCACGCCATCGAACAGGCGTGGACGGTTGGGAGACGCTCAAAATCCGCACTCTTGAAGTCGTGCCAGGCGAACCCACGGGAGGCGCGGCCACAGAAACACGCCCTCAAGCCGCAAGCCGGCCGGGATCAAACCGGAAGGCCGTGATTTCGTGGTAGCGGCCCGAGGGCTTGACCCGGATGTGACTGGGAACGGCAAGCTGGTGCTGACGGGCGAGCGCCTCGCCGACGGACTTCGGCACCGGGGTTGGCCCCCGCCGCATCCACCAGCTTTCTGCCTTGGTGCGGGCATAGCCTTGGTGCTCGAAGCAGATCCATTCGCGGTGGACGGTGAGACCCGCTTTGTAGGTCACCCTCAGTGAAGGCGGTGAACCCTCCTTTTCGTGGCGCCGGAAGGATACTCCTTCCACTGCAATCCAGTCAGTCTCGACCGCCAGAACCGAGGTTTGGTCAGGCCGGGTCGTTACACGCCGATCGGGCGGCGGAAACTCGAACCCGCAAGCCGGGCAAAAGGCCGTCATGGTGCCGCAATCGCACTCGCATTCCGGACATGTCTTGTAGGGAGCAGGCCCCTCGCCCTTATTCTTCTTATCCGGGATGGCTGGATCATCGAACGGCCCGTGCCGGGCAATGTTGCCGCCAAAGTCGAGGATCAGACAGTTGGCCTTACCCGTCTCGGGTGAGAGCCGCGTACCGCGCCCGATCATCTGGATATAGAGCCCGGTCGACTTGGTGGGCCGCGCCAAGGCAATCAGATCGACATGACGCGCGTTGAACCCGGTCGTGAGCACGCCCTGGCTGACCAGGAACCGCAAGCGCTCGGCCTTGAAATCGGCAATGATCCGGTCGCGCTCGCGCTTGTCGGTGTGGCCATAGACCCCTGCGCCTTCAAAGCCCCGCTCTATTAGCGCATCGCACAGCGCCTCGCAGTGCTTGATCGTACAGCCGAACACCAGCCAGCCGCGCCGATCTGCTCCCTGCTCGACAATTCGGTCGGCGATCCGGGCGATAACAACCGGATCGAGCGCCGCAGCTTCGAGCTGCGACGAGATGAACTCCCCGCCGCGCGTACCAACCCCACTCGTGTCGATCTGGGCGGCCTGCCGGTAACTGATCGGCGGGCAGAGAAAGCCATCGTCAATGAGCCCACGCACCTTCGTCTCGTGGGCGATGCCATCAAACATCGCGTCCTCGCCCTTGTCGAGCCGACCGCTGTCGAGCCGGAATGGGGTTGCGGTGAGCCCGATGATCTTGAGCGCGGGATTGATGGTTTTGAGATCGGCCAGAAACTTGCCGTACATGGTGTCGGCATTGCGCGGGATCATGTGCGCTTCGTCGATCAGCACCATGTCGACCCGCCGCGGCAGGTTGTAGGCCTTCTTGTGGATCGACTGGATCGAGGCGAACAGCAGCTGCGCGCCGATATCGCGCCGGCCAAGCCCTGCCGAATAGATCCCCCACGGCGCCTCTGGCCAAAGGCCAACCAGCTCGGCTGCGTTCTGTGCCACGAGCTCGCGCACATGGGTCAGCACAAGGATGCAGGCGCTGGGATCGGTCTCGAACACCAGCTTCGACCACTCGGCGATGACCAGACTTTTGCCCGCACCGGTGGGCAAAATTACCAATGGGTTGCCTTCTCGGTTCGTAAACCATCCCCACAGGTCGGTAAGCGCAGCCTCCTGATAGGGGCGCAGGGTAAGCGGCGCGCTCATGCTGCCACCTCGGATTTCGGAAGCCAGCCACCACTCGCATTGCAGCCCGTGCAGCGCAGACCCGCTGCGTGCGGCCCTTTGCCGTCGGTCACAGTCCAGGAAAATGAGCCGCACGAGCGGCAGACATGCCGTTCGATGACATCACCCGGAGCATACTTATAGGGACCGTCATCGACCCACTGCGAGCCGTCGGCCATACGGTAGATGATGCGCCCATGCTCGACATCGACCTGTTCTCCCGCGACCAGATCAGGGAGATATCGGTGGTTAGCACAACCTGCTTCCTGATCGGTGCGCGAGAGTTCATGGCCGTAGCGGACGCAAAACCAATAGCCATCGCGGGCCACTCCAGCATCCATGCAGGTGCGGCAATTGCGTTCAGCGCGCGCGCCTTCATGGCACACCGGCGCAAGGTCGCAGAACCGGCAGGCAAAGCTGTCCGGCCCGCCAATCCGGCTGGGTGCGTTATCGGAAAAGATGATGTTCTCGGCTTTGGCCTTGAGGATCGCAGCGAACGCAGGGTCAGCATTGGTGCGCACCGCCGTCCAGCGCCGGCCGCCTGGCGAAACGCATACTAGCCAGTGCCGGTCGAGCCCGGCATAGTCCATGTAGAGGACGGCCTGCGCGTAATAGACCGGGTTCCACTCGGCGAGTGCGGACTTTTCACCCACCTTGCGGCGCGCCTTGTCGAGGTCCTGCCACTTTTCCGAAGCCTTGATCTCGAGCACGTGCCAGGTGTTCGGCGCCTGCACGAGGCCCACGCACACTCCGTCCATGTGGCCGGAAAAGTGTCCGCCAAAATCCTTGAAGCCCCACTGCCCGCCCGCCTCGTCGGTTTCATGGACGGTAAGGCCGGGAAGCTGCTTGAGGCGCGCAACCGCAAGATCTTCGCTGCGGTGCCCATCTTCAAAGCGCTTCAGCGTCGTCGCATCGAAACGCACATTCCAGGCCCAGCGAAACTGGTACCAGAGCGCACGCGAACACGCGCTGCCGATTGCCGACATGCCAAGATAGGCACGCCGGCGCATATCCTGTCCATCCACCAGCGCCCTGTCGGCAGAGGCTAGCGTGGGACACACAAATTCAGGTAGAGCGGCCATTGCCTGCTCCTTCGATCTTTCAGTCAGGGGAATGGGTGGCAGGGGGCGGGCTCAATCGACCCCCTGCCCTCCAGGCTCACGCTGCGCTGCGCTTCCAGGGCGCCGAAGCAGACTGGCCGCTACCGGCAGCAGGCGCGGTATT